CAACCTTGGTGAGACGCCGGTCGAGTACATTTGCACGCCGTTCACCGACAGCAACTCGCTTAACTTGTGGAAGACGGAACTTGGCTTCAGTGACACCGGCCGCTGGGGTTGGGTGCGTCAGCTCTACGGCCATCTGTTCACGGCAGTGCGCGGCGACGTTGGCGCGCTGTCGACGTTTGGCGGCACTACGCACAATTCTGCGCAACTGTCGGCACTCGGCATTGAAGCCAATGCACCTGCCCCAGTGTGGGAATGGGCTGCAGCTTATGCTGCCAAGGCCGCGCGTGCGTTGGCGATCGATCCGGCTCGGCCGCTGCAGTCGCTCCATCTCGAGGGATTGCTGCCGGCCAAGGGCTACGATCAGTTCCTGATCAGCGAACTCAATACGCTGTCATTAAACGGTATCGCCACCCAGCGAACCTTCAGCGACAACGTTCCGACCATCGCGCGGGAGACTACGACTTACACCCGCAACCTCTACAACAATACCGACGACGCTTACGAGGTGGTCACCACGCTGGCGACGTTGGCTAAGATCTTGCGCAATCAGCGGCAGGCAATCACGTCGAAATTCCCGCGCCACAAGCTGGCCGACGATGGCACGCGCTTTGGAGCGGGGCAGGCAATCGTCACGCCGAAGATCATCAAGGCCGAGTTGGTGGCGCAGTATCGCATTGATGAGTTCTTGGGTCTGGTGGAAAACGGCAAGGCGTTCAAGGACAACTTGATTGTCGAGCGCGATGCGACGGACGTCAATCGCATCAATGTCCTCTACCCGCCGGATCTCGTCAATCAGTTGCGTGTCTTCGCAGTGCTTGCGCAATTTAGGCTCCAGTACAACCGCGGCGTGGACCTCGCCGTGATCTAATGTAAAATGCGAACCGGCGCAGTGCTGGCAGCACTGCACCGGCTCTAACCGAGGAAACCTTCGAGAGAGGCTTCAATGGCTAAAAAGATTATACCCCGAAATGAGTGTTGTGTTTACTGGTTGTTCGATGAAACTTGTAGTCTTCCTGAAAACGATGGGTACATTGGCGTTACGAGCAATTTGCAACAGCGATTGATCGATCATAAGAGCAGAAGTTTACATCTGAAGTGGACCAAAGTGGATGTTTTATTTGTAGGCACGCGCGAAGAATGTACTGAAAAGGAATTGGGCTATAGGCCTTATCCAAACATTGGATGGAATATAAATTCAGGCGGGACATTTCGAAAGATTTATTCTGAGATTACATTAGAGAGAATAGGTCGTCCCCAGAGAGGAAGGAAGCGACCGGATCACGCAAGGAAGATGCGTGAAGTACATGCTCGTAGATCGCCTGAGGAAAAGAAACGGCTGGCAGAAATGTATGGCCGATTGGCTCTAGGGAATAAGAGTCGAACAGGTCAAAAGGCGTCGCCGGAAGAGCGTGCCAAATTAAGTAAAGCTCGAATCGGCAATAAGAACGCTGTCAGTAATAAGAACGCTGCTGGAAAATGGGCGCCGAATGATCCTCGTCGTAAAGCTATTTCCGATCTTATGAAGGGAAAGAAAACTCGCTTAGGTGCAAAATTAACTGAGCAACAACGATCGAACATCAGCGCCGGTCGTAAAGGCAAAGCGATTGGCAATCAAAATTGGCGGAAACGGAAATCCGTTATCGCTCAACATAAGGAGTTAGAAAATGGCCCAGAGAATAGCGGGTTGATTGGCCCCGATGCCGAGCAATCGGTATTGATAACCGGGTGAACTCAGGGAACATCCAGACCGGATAACCCTGAGCCAAGCGTCGAAAGACGAAGGTGCAACGACTATCCCGCAAGGGAGTAGGATCAAGCGATCCGAAGCGCCCGGCCCCTGCAAAGGGTGATGATATAGTCTCTTCTGCACAGGAATGTGCAGCGGCCTATGTAGGCGGTAACGAATTAGCGAATCGTTACGAAGATCAAAAGGTCGCGTTCCTAAAAGTTGACGGAAATCAGTATCCTCTTCGCGGCGCGTTTACGGTGACTCCGTCTGTCATCGAGCGCGCCGGGATTGCTGGACAAGATTACATTCATGGCTATTCCGAACTGCCGCGCGTCCCAAGCATCGAAGGCGACGTGTCGACGGTGCCCGGTCTCGCCGTGGAAGACTTCGATGCCATGACCAACGTCACGGTCACTGCCGAACTCGCCAACGGATCCGTTTATGTCTTGCGAGAAGGCTGGTGCGTATCGGCGCTGGCGATCAACGCCCGTGACGGCATGGTCAGGGTCAAGTGGGAGGGGATTTCGTGCGACGAAATCCAATGATGTGGCCTTCACGATAGAGCGCGCAGAACAACTGAAGGAGTTCTGGCCCACCGGCCAACCGTTACGGGTCCTGGCCGCGCAGTGGGGAGTGACAGTTGGTTACGTTTCTTCAAGAGCCAAGATGATTGGCATGCCGTCGCGGCAGACGCGCAGTTGTCACCGCCGGATTCGAAGCCTCACCGCCTTTGCCGTTCGGGTAGAGTCGCGCAGGTACTTCGAAAAGGAAGCCGACCGCCGCGGTCTTATGCCGCGAGAGCTAGAAGCCATGCTGGTGCAGGTCATTTCTGACGACCGCCTGGTTCAGGCGGTGCTAGACGACGAAGAACAAACAAAAGAACTGGAGGGAAGTGAACATGGCTGACGAGGTAGAACCAAAACCGAACGGCGAGTGGCCAAAGACGCTCAAGCTGCGCAAGGCAGTGCACGGTGGCGACGGTCACGAAGTCATGGAGCTGAGCTTTCGGGAGCCTACTGTTGAAGACGTTCAGCGTTGCGGCGATCCTTGCCGTATCGATTATTTCAGCGGCGAGCCAAAGGTCATTTACAATGACATTGCTGTGTCAGCCATGATGTCGACGCTGGCCGCGGTGCCGCCGTCTACCATCAAGTCAATGCATCTCAAGGACTGGAAGAATGGTCGCCTGCTGCTAACGATCCCTTTTCTGGAAGATCTTTAGAGCAGGTGACGATGGACTGTTACATGCTCGCCAAATACTACTCGCGCAATCCCGCTGAGTTTCTCGCCATGTCTCTTTCCGAAATCAAGCGCCATACCGATTGGACTGCCAAGATGATCGAGCTGACAAAACCGGATGAAGACTGATGGCTGACCAACGCCTAGAAATCGAGGTTGCGGTACGCGACGCCTTCTCGTCTGCGATGAAGGAGTTTGGCCGTTATCTCGATGATGCTAATCGCAAGGCGACCGAACTGGGCACTACGGGTTCGGCCGGCATGCGGCGGCTCTACGACGAGACGCGGCGGCTGAGCGAGCACGGCCAGCGTGCCAACACCAGCATGGTTGGCCTCGGTACGACGATCACCGGCATTGCCAAGGGGCTGCTGAGTCCGGTTGGCTTGGTTGCCGGTTTTGCAGCGGCCGGCGTTGCGGCAGTTCGGTGGGCAGAGAGCACCGCGCTCGGTCAGATGAAGATGAAGGATTTTGCCGTTGATACCGGGTTTACAGCAAAAGAAGTTCGTCAGCTTCAAGCCGCTCTGGCGCTGTCCGGTAAAACTCAAGAGGAGCAAGTCAGAATCATTGGCAGCCTTGGAACTGCGATGCAGAGTCTTAAAGGTCCGGCTGGTTATTACGCAGAATTGTATCAAACTTTGCAGCGTGGCGGTCCTGCTGGTCAAAAACTGGGTAATGAACTCAAGGCGCTTGTTGATGCCAACAAGCCGCTGGAAGCGGCGATCTTGCTTATGCAACAGGCCGGGAAGCAGACCCCGGAGGCGCAGCGCGCCATTTCTGCTGCTGTCAAGTTGCTGATCAGTGACATGCAGAATTTGAATAAAAATCTTCCAGAGGCAATCAAAATCGTCACGCCGGAGACCACCGCGGAGCAGCAAAAACTTCTGGAGGAATTTTATAAAGGCGTCGAGACATTGCAAATTCGATGGCATAATCAATTGGAGCAATTATCGATAAATTTTCTAACTGGAATTTTGAACCGGTATCATAATCTCAACGAAGAACTGCAAAAGATGGGGACCGAGGGCGGCGTAACCCAACCTGGCGAAAGCATGTTTGGAGCTGGCGTCCGTAAGCTGCGGGAGGGAATGAACCCACAAGTCGTTGAAGAGCAGCGAAGGAAGGCACAAGAAGATGCTGATAGATTGCGCGGTGAGCAGCCGTTTAGTTTGCGCAACTTGTTCAAGCGTCAGAGCCTCATCACTGGAGATGCTGGCGGAGACACGATTACGATGTCCGCGCGTGCTCGCGCCGACATATCTGAAAAGGATCTGCTTGATACCGAGAAGGATTCGAACAAGCTGTTGCGTGATATTTATAGTTTGATGAACCAGTCGAACATAGCAACTGGTGGTGTTTATGGTGGTGGCGGTTTGACGTTTCGACGTGGTATTGGCACTGGACGAGGCGGTGGAGGCGGGGGTACGGGAACGGAAGGAGACACTAGTTTAGAGGGGAACGAATTTTTGGCTTCACAGCGGGCAAGGCTGAAGAAAGAATTAGATGAGGATCCGGAACTTCGGCTGCGGGCCGCCGCTGTTACGTCTGTGGAAAATGAAGGCGCAAAGACCGGCGTGATGGAAAGCGCCATGAACCGGGCGATTTATACCGGGCGTTCTCTTAAATCAATTCTATCGAGTGGGCCGAATAGTTTTTACATGCCTGGCCGCACTGGCGGAATTGAAGCCCGCATGGCGTTGCTCAGGAATAATCCGCAACATCTTGCAAGGCTAAATGCATTGACTGATGCAGCCTTGGCTGGCTCCAATCTGATTCAAGGTCACACCGATCAGGGAAGTTATGGCGATCCAAATTATTTTACGGGCGGAACCGGCGTTAACATTAATCGCGAGAGGTTCAACGATTGGGCTGGCGGACACGGCGGTATTGCCGGAGCACGCGCATTTCGTGAGGCGCAGCAGGCGCAAGTCAATGCTTCGAGAGGATCGCCATTTACGGCTGCTGGTAAATATCGGCTGGAAGGTGAAGGTGGTTCGAGTTCTGGTCCGAGTGCAGAGCATGGCTGGATGACACGCGAAGGACGCGCTGCGCTGCGTGAGCAAAATGAATCCGCCAGTCGCGCCATCATTGGATCAATGAAGCAGCAGCAGGCGCTGAACGGCCAACTCAACGCCGAAGTCGTGTTCCGCAACGTGCCGGAGAACGTCGACACGCGGGCCGATGGCACCGGTTTCAACAAGTTCAAGCTGCTGAAGGTCAAGAAGGGTCGCGGTTTTGCCATCGCCGGCGAGGGCGAGCTTGCACCGGGCGATGTGGACTATAGCTCGCATTACTGAGCATGGCGAAGCAGCCAACTGAAATTGCCGTTCTCAAGGTCAACGGCCAGATGTTTCAGGACTGGGAAACGATCCTGGTCAAGCACAGC